CACACATGGGTTTATTTCCGCGGTTTTCTCCGCGCCACTTACGGGCCCATAAGGGGGTTTCTGCTTCCCGTTTGCTTTTAAAGAGAGCAACTCTAATTTACAAATGCTGGATCGACTTCCAACACAAGTAATGTGTTGTCCTTGGACGCAGTCCAAAGAACAATTGAAGCACCCATCGTGACAGTCATTGGAAGACTGCTCGAATTAGGTGACACACACAAAGTGACTTCAAGTGCAGATTGCTGCGCGGCGGCTCCAAATGGAGTGTAGCCACTAGCGCTAGCATGTTGTGCAAAATAGGTCGCAGTGTTGTTCAGCATTTTCGGATTGGTGCCATTAGCGATAGTGACACCACCCGTGTTCGCAAGCACAAGAGTGCCTGTGCCAAACCACCTTGCAGACAGGATGAACATCTTGCCAGCAGCAGCAAGCGGGAAAGTGTAAGTTGTGGTACTCACACTCCCACCAAGCGTGCCGCCGCGGGAAGTCATTCCATCCAGTGGAGTTGAATTTGTGTACGTGGCAGTTTTCGTTCCAGCACTGCTAAAGCTGTCCCACAAAGGTAAAGTGGGGGGGGGGGAGGATCCCTCACCACCGGAGCCCTATGGAGTAAGGGTTGTGGCGGGGAAAATGACACCGACATCCTGTGATTGGGCTGTCGCGTCCTCAGTGACGGTCAATATGCGATTCGCTGTTGTCGCATTGACTGCGTCAAACAACGTGGTGTACAAATAGTACTGCCCCGCTGCTGCGGTGTTCGCCCCAAGGTACATGGGACAATTCGCTAAATTGACATTGTGCGTACTAGCAACGAGATCATTTTCTGGATAGATGATCATGACTTGCTTGTTCGCATAAACTGCACCACCAGCGGCCACACTGCTCAGAGTGAACTGAACAGGATTGCCAACAGTGGTAACCACCGAGGTCACCTTAATGTCATTAAAGATGTAGGCCTCGATGCGGGCAATGCTGTTGTCGCAGGGCTTGCGGAATTCAATGTCCCACTCTAGCCAAAAAGTGCCCGTTTGCCCAGTGAGAGCAGTCCCAGATTGATTCGTGGGGCTGCCATCAATGGTGAAGTACACAATTCCGGCAGTGTACATGCGCGCAAGGATTCCACCAGCATTGGCTGCACAAACAAGTAGCCAGTCCTCTTGCATGAGTCCTGTAGCACACTCGATGTCGCCCTCGGCGCCGATGAAGAAATCACAGAAAATATCAGCTTCACTCATCTTCTGATTGTCGAAGACTTGAATTTGCGTGTTCTGTGTGGAATACGTGACTGGTATCCAAGTGGGATCTCGGGAGCACGCCATGAGGTACTTCCCGTTGTTGAAATTGCCCACAGTGGGTACATACGTCAATCGCAACCTCCTGGGTTTCCATTCCTGGAAGAGGGCAGCCATAGAGGATAAGCGGTTGTTGCCCATCATGACTGGCGACAGGACAAGGGGAGGGCAAATTGGAGCCCCATTGCCCAAATTGGTGATTGCAGCTTCGAGTTTCGGTTGTTGACTCGCAGTCAGCTGCATGCGACCGACATCGCGAAAGGTTCTGGTGCTCCCATAGGACCGAATCGATGTCGCAGTGGCACGAGAGAGAACACCACGATCCGCACGTGACTTGGCCTTGCGCATTGCTTGATCGTTCACCGTGCGAATGGGTCCCTTCCCGCCGCCGCGTTTGGAAGAGAGCATTTTCCCACTCTTGTTCTTGGGACCGCTCTTTTTCTTGCCTTGATTTTTGTTCTTGTTCTTCGTCATATTGCATGCACGTAGAAATTTTGTCCGCCGTCTGGGCAACGGACAGGGGGCCAGACCCCTACAAGGCTTTTCTAACGTACAATTGCTGGTAGAATCGTTGAGACTCAACATGCTGCCCGGCGTGTAGAAGTGCATTACGTACCACGCGGAACAACCTGTCGTCCCAAGCATTTTCCAGCAGCGCAGTTCGCCACGTTTGAATGCGCAGCTCCTGCTTTGGCTTTGAGGGGTAAACTAAGAGGGTGGCTAAACAGCGCTCCCTCTTGGGGATGGTCACCCACACATCCCCTTTCTTGGTGAAAGCTCCACCAAGGAAGGTGTGCCCAGCTAAATCATTGGAGCGTTTGAATGCCCCGGGTTTGATAAGCTGGTTGGTGCTGGCCGCTTTCTTGCGATACCAGTCTTCAGAGAAGCGATCTGCACACTCCTGTGTCATCGCCTCAATGGAATCATCGGCGTAGTAGGCAACATACTGATGGTGTGCCAAATACCCGAGACATTCCTCTGGAGAGCCGAACTCATCGGCCATCCAATAATACATCTGCCAGAAATGGGCAAGAGTGTTATCTGCAGTGGTGTCACCGCTTCCTGACGGATTCCCGTGGCATTTACCAACCACGGTTCCATCATCAAAGACCATCGTTGCATGAGTCTTAACGCGATGAATACGTGCCTGCACACCAGGGAGAGTGAGAGTGTGGTTTGCCCGAAAGCGTGCCACTGCCTCCATCACTTCCTCAAGGATGTGCGCATCGTACTTGGAAAAATCGCGCTCTTGAAAGACGGTGAATCGGCCACCGCCATGGAGGTGCTGTGCGAGTTCATCAGCACCCCCCTCGTACTTGTTGAAGCCAGGGGCAACGCCATAGCTTAGGCCAAGTCGATAGAAAGCCTCATTGAAACCTTTGTTGAAATAAAGTTGGTTGACAAGAAACATGTAGTCAGACCCGCAAATATTCCGTGCGAGGTGGTCTCGTACCTTTTCCAACATGAGTATCTCACTCTTGTCGAAACACCGCCACATGTAGCGCTGCCTGGGGTGGAGCGCAAACCACATAATGGAAAAGCCTTCAAAGGCAGGAAATCCGGAAAGAACATCAGTTTTCAATTTCCAGAGTTGGTTCCAAGGATAACCTGGGCCAGTGTTCAATTCCGAAACACGCCCACCAGGCTCACCAAGAACGAAACCAAACTTGAACTCGAGACACCGATCAGCAAATGCAACATGCTGAGGGTCGAGTTTCAACTCTTTGTTACAAAATTGAGAGAAGTGACGCTTGGAATGATAGCGTGACTTCCCGGTTGGACGCATATAGCCAAAGCCTAGCTTTTCTGTATCCACACCTTCCTTGAAGAGAGAGACTTCCATGTCATGGTCAAGGACCCACGACGTCTCTTTTCTCGCTACATGAGACTTCACTTGCTCAACCCACTCGCGCTCTCCACAGATGGGGGCGGTGGGCTTGAGGATGTGGATTGGGTGGATGTGGTAGAGCTCTTCACCTTCACCTGGCAATGGTTCGGCCAGTGGTTGTACTTGTGAGGGCTCCCAGGGAACACCGCCTTGCAGCTCGGGCAGTAGGGTCCTCTTGAAGAACTCCTTGAGGTGTCGTTGGAGGACTTCTCGAGGTGGTCGATCTTCGTGAAGACAGTGCTGAGATCCTTCTTGATGTCCAGGATCGAATCGCGCACTGCACTGACCACACCCAACAAGGTGCTCATCTCCAATTGCGAGCAAGTAGCGGGCGGCCCAGACTGCTGGTTTGCAGGGTGGGCCCATTGAAAATTTGTGGCCTGACTTACATGGGGAACCACAACTGACACAGGCACCGCTTCGGCGACCACAGACACGGCAGCAAGTGTTTGCTGCTCAAGTGTCGTGGCTTTCGAAAGACGTTCAGCGGCCTCCTGCGCCATCCTCCTGGCAGTTTGCTCTTCACGCGCCTTTTTGCGGATAGCCTTTTGCTCTTGCTGTTCACGTTGCATTTCCTCGTGATACAGCCGCTTGAGCTCATGGTTGGCGCGCTTCTGCGCCATGTACTGGGCCTCATCGTCTTTCTTACGTTGTTCGAGGTTCAGCATATACTCGGTCATGTGCTCCATTTGTCTTTGGAGATCGAGCATGAGAGGTGTAGGAGGGGAAGCGGAAACAGGGGCTACAGAAGGGGCCTTAACAGGCGCCACGACACTGTCATTCACGTGGGGCATGATATCGCCCCACTGACGCGTGTCTTCGTCAAAGTCAACATCAAAGTCAACTAGACCTTCCCTGAACCCATAGGCAGCCCAACGATCATCGTCATCGGTCGCCCTTTCATCCTCAATCCCAAGAGGGTTCTCCTCATCAAAATTTTCAAAATTTCTCAGCTTTTGCTCACGCTTGGAAAGTCCTTCAAGATTTGTGAGCATTTGGCGGTGAATCCGATCAAGACGTTCACCACCAGTGTGGGCCTCACATTTATAGGAGGCCTCCACAATCGGATCAAGGGCAGGCTCGGTCAGATACTTGCCCCTGAGTGTCAGGACGGCAGTGCGCTTATCTATTAGTCCATAGACAATGGCCCACACCTTCCCATTTTGGACAACTGCAGCACCGCTCATCCCAGGACGGGACTCAGCGATGACACGACCTGCAACATTGTCGATCACTATGCCGTCTGAAACGACCAAGCGACCAGGGGCTGGCAACCCCACAAGCAGAATTGGAGCAGTTTTATCTATCTCCTCCAAAATGGCATACTTTGAATGGAAGGTGATCTGTTTGTTTGCAGACTCACACTTCACAAGTTCGCCATGGTCACTGGCTATTTTACGGCCAGTGGCACTAACAACACGAACGCGCATGGAAATACCCGCCCACTCAACCACGACAGGGGGGACCCATCCCGCAAGCTCTACTGGGACGTCATGGTTGGCATCAGAGGCAGCCTTGAGGAACGTATGGAGAGGCGCATACATGAACGTATGGGCTCCATCCTTCACTAAGGGTGCACTATTGTAATACCTGGTACGATTAACGTCCCAGATACCAACGATGCTAGACACATCACCCACATCATGCATAACGTGGGGTTGCAGTTGACCGTCAACAGAGACGGTAACAGCGGGACGTGGTGGGGGTTTAACAGCACGAAGCATGGTCAACATCTTCAAATGAAGAGGAGAATTCTTTTGAATGCCAAGGGGACCAATGTGTTTCTTCACAAGATTGGCTCGATCCTTGACAGTCAACAACGACAACCGAGTGGCAGTGTCACACCACTTCTTGATGTCGTCCAACGCGATCTGAGGATCAAGCGTTCGAGGGTTCGCAGGGGTATCAGCCCTACGATCAATTTCCACATTCGGGGGGTTAGGAGGGCCCTCTGCAAGGCCACCAGAAACCATCCCAGGTGGAGGATTTGTGACAGGGCGGGGCTGAGCAGATGCAAGTGCAATAGATGCAGCATTACGTTCAATGGCCCGTCGCAGCGACTTTGCAAGCTCCTTTTTCGAGGGCTCAGGAGGGGGCACTGCTCCCCAAAACCTTTGCTTCCAAGCAACAACGGTGACCCAACCTCCGTGCACACTTCGTGCGACCGTGGTCAAAGGGGCAAAGAGAGAACTATCAATTGTCTCAACATGACACATGAAAGAGTAATAGTACGTTGGATTACCGGACCTGGTGGTAGTACCGGCATGAGCCTCACCACTCTCCGAGCATTCATTTTCCACTCGGGTGGAGGAGGTAACAGTATATGCGCCTATTTTGGTGAGCCACCATGTTATGACAGCATAGCAGGCAACATAGCCCACAACGAACATCCCAAAACCAGGGATGCCCAAAAACCAGAAAGATTTCCAGGCAAAAATCGCAAGACCAACTTTAAAGAAGCCAATAATAGCACTCCCAAAGAACTGTCTAAAAATGCACCCATAACACCAAAGGAGGAACGCAC